ATTAAATAGTTTTGCTTTATATTTGCACTAACAATAAACATTTTATAAATTATTTTTACTATGATAGCAACAATTAAAAACGAATTATTATCTCATATTGAAGATTATAACAACGAAGATAAAAATCATTACACAATGTTCAACGAAGATTATTATATAATCGGATATTGTAAGGCAGATAATTGGCTAACAAAGCACGGCTTAAACGTGTTTGAGGCAATAAGAATTTGCAACGACTACGAACAGGAGCATTTCGGAGAGATACAAACCACTTTCGACAATGCCGAAAAATTAGTAAATCATCTTGTTTATTGGTACGGACAAGACCTCTGCAACGAGTTGGATTTACCTTTCGATAGATAAAAATTAATATTAACAGGGGTGGAAACACCCCTATAAAATCAAATCAAATGAAAACAAATTTAATAGAAAATATATCACAAATTGGAAACGCTGAACAAACAACATTCGGCTCATATTATTCTCAATTATCACAAGCATTAAAAGAACATTGCGACAGCTTAACAGATGATGACATCCACGAATTAATTTGTCGGCTTGAATTTTATATCGAGCATCAAATAAAAGAGATAACAAGCGATTACGAATATTTAAATAACAAATAAAATGGAACAAGACCAGATATATATAGGAACAATGGAAGGTAAACAAAAGGAAATTGATAGACTTCAAAAACAGGTTAGAATATTACAATTAGATTTAGAATGTGAGAGGTTACAATCCGATTGGCTTGATTCCCTTGCTAATTTTCATCGAGATGTTAATTATGATACGTGGGACAGAGAACGCATTGATGAGGCTCAAAATGAAGTAGATGAATTATATAATTATTATTGTGAGAGAAAGAAAAAAGCTAACATTCATAAATCTGAAATACTTGCGTAAAACAAATGATAAAATGGTTCAGTGAGGGGGTTCGATTCCCCCTTTATCAACTAACTTAAAAACCAATAAATAAATAGATATGAAAAAAATACAAAACATTATGCTTTCACTTGTGTGGCTATTCCTTATGTCAGCTATATCAAGATTAATTATAGCACTTATAAAAGATGTTGAAAACATACAACAGGGAATTGTTATGACAGGATTTGTCCTGTTCATCAGCCTGTTAATGTTTGCATCAGGTAAATTATTGTATGACTTAATACTTAATAAATAAATAGATATGAAAAATATTTTAGATAAAGCATTAGACAAAATAGATAGAGAAACCCTCGACAATATTGGTAGAGGGAACACTATCCTATTGAACGAAAGATATGAACTATATTCATATTGGGATATGGATTACTATGTGATTATAGACACCTTTATAGATGAAGAAATATTTTGCGTTCAATATGCCGATAATAATGAAGTAATGTTTACTGATTTTTACGGCTATGAAGAAATAGAACAAACATTAACTTAAACTATATAATTATGAAAAATATAAAAGTAAGACAATTAAGAAGTAATTCCGGAAATCCTGTTGCAAATCAATTTGAAATCTACACCGATAAAGGAACGTATTTTCAAAGCTACAATTCAATAATAGCCTTTAAACCTTACAACAGGAAAGAAACTATATTAGATGAGTTTTATTGGGATTATTCCAGAACAACAGGTAAATATAGAAATATGTTTATGGGAGAGGGAATAGCTGAAACCAGAAAGAAAATAAAAGAAGGTATTTATAAATTAAAAGATTTAAATAAATAACTCATGATAACAAAAACAATAAAATGTCAAGGTCAATGTGTCTCTTGTTTAAGTGAAAATATTGAATATGATTCATTTGAGTATGAAGGAGATTATGGCTATTATCCTTATGAGTGCAACGAATGTGGTAATGAGGGTAGAGAATATTTTGAATTAGTATATGATGTAAGTTCAACAAGGATAAAGAATAATAACTTATGAAAACACAAATAGAAATAATCTGGTCAGTAGAGGATATTAGATCTTTAGGATATATCTGCACAGACCAACAAGGTATGGAAGTATTGGAAATGTTAAAAGAGTATCACGATTGCAATTATGGTATTACTTGGGCAACAATAGATAATGCCTGTGAGTCATTTGGTTTGAAATCAAAAAATAAAAAATATTTTTAACTATGAAAAGATTTTTAGGAATAGAACAAAAGAAAATATATAGACAATTAAAACCATTATGCAAGTTTTGTGGTAGTGATGAATTAGTATATCATCAGTATGTTATATGCGATTATTCCTGTCAAACTTGTGGCGAATGGCAAAATGGAGAATATATAGAAACTAAATAACTATGGAAGAATTAAAATTAACAATAGATCAAGAAAGCGTTAATGTCTATATAGATAATGGCGAGGATAAAGAGCCAACTCATATATGTTATTGGCATATTGAAGAATGGGAAGAAGATAGTAGTGTAGCCATATCAATATTTAATGCTATTCAATTATATTATACTAACCCAAAAAAATTACTTAAACTATTAAACTAAATAAAGTGCATAAAATTTGCATAACTTAATTATAACTACTACATTTACTTAAAATTACAATTATGGCAGATAAAAAAAATTTATCAGAAATAGAATTAGAAAGATTAATACATCTTTCATCAAAAGTATTAGAATATGTTTACATTCCGGAATACGAGGACTATTTTAATCAATCAAGATTAGATGATAGCTTTCGTGATGATCAGAATGATGATTGGATAATTGAGGATAAACTTAATGATAGCGATCATATATTTAAATATATCTATAATTTAAAACAATTAATAACTAAAATTAAATCAAATGGGAACACGTAGTTTAACACATATCATTGAAGATGATAAAACTTTAGCCACTATATATAGACAATATGACGGCTATTTGTCTGGACACGGACAAGATCTTGCAGAATTTCTACAATCTATGAAAATTGTAAATGGCTTTAGTAGTGATCAAAGAGACATTGCAAACGGAATGGGTTGTTTATCTGCTCAAATTATATCACACTTAAAACAGGGTGTAGGTAATATATATTTATATCCCCCTAATAGCAAAGATTGTTGGGAAGAATATACTTATCACGTTTACAACGAAAAAATGGGAGAGGGTGTGAAGATAAAAGCAATTAGAAAAAATTACGAGAGTGATGATGAGATTGTTTTTGAGGGAACGCCAGAAGAATTATTAACTAAAATTAAATCAAATGCCTAATCACGTATATAATTGGATTTCGGTTGAAGAAAAGTATGCCGAAAAAATAGAAGAAATAGCTAAGGTTGGACTTGCACAATACTATAAGCCAATGCCAAAGGAATTAGAAAAAACAACATTTCCGGATGAAACAATGACCAAAAAAAGATCAGATCATCTAATAAAACTTTACGGACATAATAATTGGTACGAATGGGCGATAGATAATTGGGGTACTAAATGGGGTTGTTATGATAATGAATATGACAAGGTTGATATGTACACATATACTACGGCTTGGTCTCCTCTGGATATGGAGTTGTTGGATATGTTGGCAAAAGATATACCTACTTTCTGCTTTGGTTGGGAAGAAGAACAGGGGTTTGGTCAAGAGTGGGAATATAAAAATGGTTTTTCAAGATTAGATCTGGAGTGGGATTTACCGGAGTGGAAAGAAACGGATGTTGAGGGGGTTTGTTACCTGTCTGAAGCATACGAAAATCCAGAGGGCAAATATGAAGTCGGCTACTATTGTGAATATAGTTTAAACGAGTGGTTGGCTTATGATTTTGATAATGCAGTAAAAGAATACAAGTCATTAACAATAACTGAAGTTTAATAAAAATTTAGTGCGACAAGTATAAAAAAACTATGTTGGTGGAATTGTCCGAAAAATCACACACTAATTTTTTAATAATTAAAAATATGAAAACAATAGAAAGGTTTGAAACAGACAATGGGTATTGCTTTAAAGATTATAAAGCGTTTGAAAGCAAAAAAGGTATATGTTATGTTCCGGAATTGACCGATCATAAATACACTTACAATGATTTTCTGGAGATAGCAAAGAACAATAAAGAGTTGGCTCAAATGCTATTTGATTTTGTTGATTGGCAACATCCGGAAACTTTATATAATGAATTATTAATTGAAGAAGAAATATAATATTATGAAAGTAAAAATTATGCAACGAAGTGTGTACCATAAGTACGCAGAAAAAGAATATGAAATAGATAAGAAAAAGTATTTGGAATATCTGGAAGAAAACGGCAAGAATGAGAATGGAGAATATTATCACGATCTCCAAGACTATATTTTAGATAACGAAGATGTCTGGGTGGATGATATAGATCACGAAATAAATAAGGCAGAGTTTGTTTTTGGCAGAGGTATGGATAGTGGGGGTTGGACAGATAAAGATCAAGATTCTGAGTGGAGATACGAATGTGAAGAATTAAAAATAGGGGGACACTTATGAATAGTATGGAAAAACTTTATAGAGAAAATAAAAAACTCAAATCTAAATTAGAGTGGTTTAACCTGTTTGTAGATTATATTCAGCATTGCAATAGAAATTTATATAATTCTGCTTGTAAATATGCAGACAATGAAGATCTTACAGACAATGGTCTGAGTGTAGAAGAAGTAAAAGAGTATTACCTTAACACCGGTTTTCCGGAATACGAAGAAGAGCCGTACACCTCATATACAGATGAAGATTGGATTGAACATGCCAACGCAAATGATTTAGAAAGATGAAAATTATAGAAGAAAAAAATAATATTAAAACTTATGAAGTAGAATTTTGGTTTCTACATTTTATAGGAGATGAGGATTGTGGCTACGACTATGATCGTGTTCACGTTCAAGCAATTAGCCCTCGACAAGCGATCAAAAAAGCTGAGCAGTTGGCTCCTTTGGGTGCAAAAAAATTTGAAATCATTAGGTTTTATAAAAAATAAATACTAAGTTTACGCACATATATGAAACATTTTATGAATAACGGAAAGGAATATTTAAGGTCTCGCCAAGAAGATTTAAGATACAGGCAAGGCAGATCACGTAGACAGCGTGAAGGTCATTATAAGTTTCTGGATTTGTTGTTGGTTTCAGGTGGGTTATGTTTTTTTGCCTTCCTTATATTTACTTTAATACAAAATTTAATTAAATGATAAATTATGACAATGATGATAATATCTGGTACACAAATCACACCGGTATAGAAAAAGAAGATCATCTAAGAACAGATTACTCTACTGCTGATCTTATAAAAAAAATAAGTGGAGATGTTACTATGCTTTTACTTACAAAAAATAAAGCTTACGGAGATACGGCTAATCATCCCCCTAACATATTTTCAAAACTTACTGCAACTGAGGGGATTTTAGCTCGAATTGATGACAAGCTTTCTCGTATAAAAAAGTTAGGTTTTGAAAATTATGATAGAAGTGAAGATACTTTACAGGATCTTATTGGGTATTTAATCTTATTGAAAGTTCAGCTAACAAAAGAGCAGAATAAAATTAAAAAAACAATATTAGATAATAAACCTAAAATTAAATGAAAAAAGAAATATTTAACAATTACGCTAATGCAGTTGCAAAACAATTTCATCTGGAATTAGATCAAATGTTTTCTAAAAACAGAAGAAGAGATATAGTAGATGCACGACAGATGTTATATTATTTATGTATGGAAAGACCTATAAGAATTTCTTACATACAAAGATTTATGGCAGAGCAAGGTTGTGATGTTTATCACACCACTATTATGCACGGCTACAAAAAAGCAAAAGAACTTATAGATCAAGACAAAGATTATCAAAACATTGTAGATCTAATTAATTCCACAAATGCCGTTCACTAAAAAAGAAATATTACATCAAGCTTTACAGGATCAAAAATGTATCAAGTCTATAATGCCTAAGGGAATATCTGTTATAGGGCGTGGTGTAAAAATTCAAGAGTTTGATAGTAAGATTGAAATACTTAATATGGGTAAAGGTGGAGATTACTTTAAGGAGTGTGTTGAAGAAGAGTATAATTATTTTTATGAACATGGGTGGCAAAGAGGTGCATTAAGTATAAGTCTTAATAATTGTATCTTCAAGTTAAAACTTATTGAGGGTAGAATAAAAACTGAACTTAACACCAGAAAAAACGACAAGCATATACAGAATTTAAAAAACAGAAGAGAAACTTTATTAAATAAATATTCAAATATAAAAACACAAATAAATAAATTAAATGGAAACAAATAGCACTTATAAAAACTTAAATAAAATTTCAGTAGCAGATAAAGTAGAAAAGAAAGGTAGGTTTGATTACTTGTCTTGGGCTTGGGCTTGGCATTACTTAAAACAGGAGTATCCAAACGCAAACAGGATAGTATATGAAAATGAAAACGGAGTTCCTTATTTTTCTGACGGACAATTTGCTAATGTAAAAGTAGGTATAGTAGTAAACGATATAGAACATATTGATTATCTTCCTATAACTGACAACTTGAACAGATCTATTCCTTTGACTAAAATAAACTCTTTTGATGTAAACAATGCCATACAAAGATCCACTGCCAAAGCTATTGCAATGCACGGATTAGGTCTTTCATTATGGATAGGAGAAGATACAGCTCGTATTACTCCGGAGTCAAAACCGAAACCGAAAGGACCACAAACATACACGTTAAGTGTAGGTGATGATAATTGGGATAAGGTTTTAATGTATGTTGTTAGACACAAAGACAAAGGTTTGGAGTGGATCGTAGAGCAGTTGTCTAAAAAATATAAAGTCAGCACGGCTGTAAAAAATAAAATTAAATCAGCCATTAAGTAATGACAGAACAAGAGATACTTAAGAAGTTAAAGGAAGACGAAGATTATTACGGGGATTTTGGTAAGCAATTCTTATCAGCTTCAAGTATTAGGAGTTTACTTTACAGACCTACAGAGTACGGAAAATCAGAAAAAACCTTACCACTCTTACAGGGCAGATATTTTCACACAAGTATATTAGAGCCGGAAAAACTACACACCATACCTGTATTGGGAATGGCGAGTAGAAACTCCAAAGAGTTCAAAGAGTTGTGTAAAGAAAACGAGTATCACTCTTATGATGTTCTGCTTCAAAAAGAAAAAGATCATCTTGACAATATGGTTGACGCACTGCTTGGAAACTTAGAAGTGTATGAGTTGATTCACGGAGACAATGTTCAGTATGAAGTCCCTGGCATAACTATGTTTCACGAAACTATGTTTAAAGGAAAATGTGACATACTTACAGATCAAAATGTTTTTGATCTTAAAACAAGTGGTAACGTGCATAAATTTAGACACTCCTGTAAGGAGTATTGCTATGATAGTCAAGCATATATATATCAGACACTATTTAACAAACCTATGGTGTTTATAGTTATAGATAAAACTTCTTTTGAAGTAAAAATAGCCGAATGTAGTCCGGAGTTTATTGAGAGTGGGAGGCACAAAGTAAAAAAAGCTGTAGAAACTTATAATAAATTTTTTAAAGATGATGCTACTTTCGACATCAATACGTACATTTATAAAGAAACTTTATAAAAAGTTTTTTGTAAAAAAAATTAAAACAATGCGAGTGGAAGTTCCAAACACTTGCACAAATAGAAAAGATAAAGATTTTCTTATCTGCTCTACAATAGACTTTTTGGAACGTAATATTAAAATCATAGAACATGAATGAAAAAAAGGAAGAACCTATCTTTTGCGGAAGCGGAGTAGAAAAGTTCGATGGCAATCTTGTAGAGATTTCTGTTTGCTTATCTAAAATTCCACAGGAACATAGATTTGAATACGATGGTAAATGGTATGCAAAACTAAAGGTAAACAAGAAAAGAGAAACAGATGAGTATGGAAAGACACACTCTGTATCAATCAACACTTGGAAGCCTGAGCCTGCAACTTCAAGCGCAGATGATTTAGATTTTTAAATCCCGTGGTAGTCACTTTAATGGGGTAGATTTCGTGGTTGACTTACTACCCCTTATTGTGACAATAATGACAAACTCAAATTGAATTTAATGAACACACTAATGACTACCTTACTTTATTTATTTATTTCTATAATACTATTATTTTTTGTCATTTCTGTCACTTTTAATAATAATAAGTAATGGAAGTAACTATATTCAAAGATATAAAAAAGACAGCTCAGCCTTTTTACAGACCGGCTTTATTTATATTAAACAGGATCAAAGAGGGAAGCTCTAAGGATCTGGTAAAAAAAATTAGAGAAGAGAAAAACAAAGAGGTTGCTAATGAATACAAACAAAAGCTACCGGCTATATGTTTCAGTGGTAATTTCACAAAAAGAAATGACAAGTCCCTAAATCAACACAGTGGTTTGATATGTTTAGACTTTGACGGCTACGGATCACAAAGAGATTTGTTACAGGAAAAGGAGAGATTATCAAAAAATAATTATGTTTATTCGGTTTTTATTTCTCCAAGCGGTAATGGTTTAAAAGCGGTAATTAAGATACCACCTATACCTGACAACCATATTAGTTACTTCAATAGCCTGGAACAACACTTCAAGTCTCCTCATTTTGATAAGGCGTGCAAAAATGTTTCACGTGTCTGTTATGAAAGTTATGATCCTTTAATCTACATTAACGAGAATGCAAGTGTTTGGGATAAACTTGAAGAGAAGGAGTACCCAGAGGTAATTAAAAATGTTGATACGCAAACCATTCCTGTAACTGATGAAAACAAAATAGTAGACATTTTAGTTAAGTGGTGGCAAAAGAAATTCCCTATGAGTGAAGGGCAAAGAAATAACAATGCTTATGTTTTAGCGGCGGCCTTCAACGACTATGGTGTTACGCAAACATTGGCTGAATACGTATTGAACGGATACCAAACCTCAACATTTTCCAGAGCTGAAATTAAAAGAACTATAAATTCTGCATACGCACAGAAGCAGAATTTTGCTACAAAATATTATGAAGACGTTGACAAGGTTAATGAAATAAAAAACAAACTAAAAAGAGGTGTAACAAAAAAAGAATTAAGAGCTGAGCTTGAAGATCTCGATCAAAACCTTGTTGAGAACGTTATCAATAGGCTTGAAGAAGAGCAGAGCAATCATCAGTTCTGGACAAAAAATGAAAAAGGTGTAGTAAAAATTGTACACGTTTTATTTAAAAACTTTTTAGAAGAGAATGGATTTTATAAATTTAATCCCGAAGGCAGTAAAAACTACGTATTTGTTAAGGTTACTAACAACCTTATAGATCACACAAGTGAAAAAGAAATTAAAGATTTTATTTTAAACTACTTGCTTGAAATAGACGACGTGTCTGTATATAATTATTTTGCAGAACACACTCGGTATTTTAGAGAAGAGTTCCTAACCCTGTTGGCTTCTATAGATGTTTATTTTATTGAAGACAAAAAGAAACAAGCCTACCTGTATTATAGAAACGGAGCTGTTGAAATAACTTATGATAAAATAAAGCAAATAGACTACTTAGATTTAGGTGGATATGTTTGGAAGGATCACGTAATTGATCGCGACTTTGCTATATGTGAAAGCATAAATTGTGACTATCAAAAGTTTGTCACTAACATTTGTGGTAATAGCGCAGACAGAATAAATTCTATGCGATCCACAATAGGTTATATGTTACACGGGTGGAAGAATTTAGCTTATTGTCCGGCTGTAATATTAAATGATGAAATGATTTCTGACAACCCTGAAGGTGGTAGCGGTAAGGGATTATGGGTTAATGCTCTTAGCCACATGAAAAAAGTTGTTATCATAGATGGTAAGTCGTTTAATTTTGAAAAAAGCTTTGCATATCAACTTGTTAGTGCCGATACCCAGGTGTTGTGTTTTGATGATGTAAAGAAGCATTTTGATTTTGAACGCTTATTTTCTGTGGTTACTGAAGGATTAACTTTGGAAAAGAAAAACAAAGACGCTATAAAAATACCATTTGCAAAATCTCCTAAAATAACCATTACTACAAACTATGCTATAAAAGGAAAGGGAACTTCTTTTGAAAGGCGTAAATGGGAGTTAGAGTTAGCGCACCATTACAATAAAGACTATACCCCTCTTGAAGAGTTTGGTAAGCTTATGTTTGGCGATTGGAATGACGAAGAGTGGTGTCAGTTTGACAACTATATGATTCAGTGCTTACAATTATATTTAGAAAAAGGATTGCAGAAAAGTGAATTTGTTAATCTTAAAATTAGAAGACTTTCTGCAGAAACTTGTCACGAGTTTATAGAGTGGTGCGGTGTTATTGGCGGTGCCACTATACACGAAAAGCTTAAACCTGGGGGGAAAGTAAGTAAGCCAGAGCTATATAGTGATTTTGTAGAAGATAACCCTGACTTTGCACCAAAAGCTAAAATGACAGTAAGCAGAACAAGATTTAATAAATGGTTGGTTGCTTTTAGTCAGTTTAAATACGGATGTGATCCTGAAGAGGGAAGAACAAACTCTGTACGTTGGATAAGATTTAGACATAAACAAGAGCTCGATGAACAACAAGATTTTCCTTTCTAATGATTAAGTTAAGACCATATCAAAGAAAAATTGTAACACAGGGTGTAGATATTGTAACACGCTATGGTTTTGTGTATTTAGCTATGGAGGTTAGAACAGGCAAAACATTAACAAGCCTTAGCATTTGCAATAAAATAAGGGCTCACAATGTTTTATTTGTTACAAAAAAGAAAGCCATATCAAGCATTGAAGAGGATATGGGAAAGCTTGAGGGCAATTTTAAATTAAGAGTAATTAATTACGAAAGCTTACACAAGATTACACACGAATCTATTTATGATGTGTTAATTTTGGACGAAGCACACGGGCTTGGCGCGTTTCCAAAAAAGAATAAACGATGTCAACAAGTGCAAAGGCTTATACAAATCCATAGCCCGCGAGTAATATTATTGTCCGGAACACCTACACCTGAATCTTATAGTCAGATGTATCATCAGGTGTGTTCTATACCCTCCAACCCTTTTGCTTACTGTAAAAACTTTTATCAGTTTGCTAAGAGGTTTGTAAATGTTAAGCAACGCAAGATAAACAGTTTATTCATCAACGATTATTCAGATGGTTCGCCAGAAATTTTAAAACAAATGCAACCTATGACTATATCTTATTCGCAAAAGGAGGCGGGCTTTAAAGTTCAAACAAATGAAGAGGTGTTGTATGTTGATCTTTGTGAAGAAGTACAAGGCTATATCAAAGAGCTATCTAAACATAAAGTATTAGAGGGTAAAGATGAGGTAATTTTAGCGGACACTCCTGTAAAGCTTATGATTAAAACTCATCAAATGAGTTCGGGAACAATTAAATTTGAAAGCGGTAACTCAAGAGTTCTTTGCTACAGAAAAGCTCGGTACATAAGAGAAAAATTTCACGGTAAAAAAATAGCTATCTTTTATAAATTCAAAGCAGAATTACAGGCATTAAAAGAAGAGTTCGGAGATTTATTATGTGAAACACTTGACGTGTTTAACACTACACCAAGATCTATAGCCTTACAAATTGTAAGTGGGAGAGAAGGTATAAGTTTAAAGAAAGCAGAATGCTTGGTATATTATAATATTGATTTTAGTGCCACAAGTTATTGGCAATCAAGAGATAGAATGACAACCAAAGATCGTTTGGAAAATAAAATTTATTGGGTCTTTTCACGAACCGGAATAGAAAAGCAAATTTACAAAGCTGTTGTAAAAAAGAAAGACTATACACTTAATCATTTCAAGAAAGATTTAGTAACTTTAGTGCATGACGGAGCAACAGATCCAGACCAAAAAAATCAAAGAGCTTGAGGCTTTAGGATATTATGTAATTAAATTAAAATTAACCAACAAAAACGGTATACCAGATTTATTAGCAATACCACCTAAATCAGACGTAGAATTTGTTGAGGTAAAAAAAGAGAATGGTAAAGTATCTAAGTTGCAGAAATATAGAATTAAAGAGTTGGAAGACCATGGAGTTAAAGTTTCCGTATATAGAGGATAAAGGATACCACTTAGAAGAAGAATTTTTAGAAGCTCTTCAGGATGTACCCATGGAGCTTTCTACCTTGATAGCAATATACATTGATGAGTATTGCCCAAAGCTTAACCCAGACCTTATTAAAACTCATTTACTTGCCGGTATAGTTCATTACAACAGGGAGCCGGTACCTTTTGTTTTTGAGGTGTCTCGACCTAATAAAAAAGAATTTATATTCACCGATTTAAAATTTATAGATATGGATGAATACTTAGATTTTATAAACCTAAACCTATATTTAACACCAGATGAAAGATTCTCTTATCCAGGACCTTATACTAACGACGAGTAAGGAGCTTGGGGTAAACATAAAAGAAAAAAGACGTACCGAGTCTCATGTCATTGGTAGGTTTATCGCCTACACGTTATTGAGAAAACACTTTGGTTTTACTTATCAAAAAATAGCAAAAATTTTTGATATAAAACAACACGGCACTATTATGCACGGAATTAAAGAGCTGCCATTTATTGTTAAATATAATGAAAGTGTAGCTCAAAGCCTTGCAAAAATATGCAATGAATGGCGTAGGTCCTCCGAAGAGGAAGGTGTTAAAATTCACCGCAATGGCATAAAAGATTTGGAAGATAGGATTAATTTGCTTAATTTGGAGGTTGAGGTGCTTCAAGCACAGCTCAATAAATTAAAAAAAATTAAACAATGACAGAGGATTGCAAATATACCGTTAGTGATATTGAAAAAATTACCAACTATAAATCCTGGTCGGAAAAGAAAAAAATTGACACTCTATTTCATATAGATAGTAGTCTTTATTGTAATCTTGGCATAGACAGTTCGAATAGGGAACGAACCGATGTAAAAACTAAATCAAGATTAATTTACCGCGCTATCAAAAGCATTAACGCTGGCGTTGGAAAAACATTACTTGATTCTATGGATTAAGATGTAATGAGTAAAATATCTCGCGACGATGTAAATGCAATATCGCATATAAATCATGTAACCAACGGTTGCCATGATCTTGTCGACGACCTTTACGAAGATCTTATGGAGCGCGACAATGACCGCGCAAAAGAAACTGCACAGCAAATATGTAAAGCAATGGCAGATCTAATACAGTCACTAACTACTGATATATGAATAAAGGAATCGCTCTTGAGCTTCGGAGCTTTGCAGAAAAAATTGCTGAAAGGTATTCTAATACCTCGCGCGAGTGCAACCATAACAATGAAGCCTTCAGTGTAGACGAAGTTATACCGACTTCAGATCACTCTGCCGTGATTAATTTCAAAAAAAATACAGGTAAAATTGCAGTTGCTTTTGCTTACTATATAAGTAAAGGCAGGTCTAAAGGTTGGAAGTATTTTTTCCCAACTGATTCCCACGTGAACGGAATGCAGGCGTTCCTTTTTTATAAGCTACAAGCGGAGCGGATAAACTATAGTAAGAATTAATTATTTTAGAGTCTCGTAGTTCTGAACACTTTTCATAATCTTCATCCTCCTCGAAGTATTCTATAAGGACGTCAAATACATCATCCTCCATAGACACAACAGGTTTTGTGGGATCAAATATAAACGCAGGAGCATCCTCTCTTTCAAGCATAGAATCGTAAGTCTCTTTACCTGTCAGAAGTAAATAACTGTTAACCATACATTTATGTTCATCAAAATACCTCATTATAAATCAAAATCTAAATCCAAGTCTAAATCATCTAAGCCCATATCTAAATCCAAATCGTCTATTTCTAAATCTATACCCAGATCTTTAAGAGCTTCTTTGCTTCTTTGCTCTTGTTCGACTCTTCTTTTTATCTCTTCTTTTGTTGGCGGTTTTTTGCCATACATGTCTTTTAGTATAATTCTTCGTATGTCTTTGTAGAACGGTAGCAGTCCTAAGTTACCCATAACTTCAATAGTCATTCTGTTTGTTAGCTCTTCTTCAGCTCGTTTTTTAGATTCTTCTTTTCCAAATGTTGCTCTTGACGCCAACTCTCCTGTGCGCAAAAGTGTTTTGGATACTGGACCATAAGGCCCTGCAAAAACACGCAGCAGTGTTTTTAAATTAAGACCGTAAGAATCTTTTAGATCAGCTTTTCCAAGCTGGTTAAATATTAAAGCGTGCTTATACGGGTCATACTCTTCATCATTTCTTAAATCTCCAAGATAAGGCTCATTGAGTCCGTGCTCTAATAGGAAGTTTACAGGTAGCGCAGGTATGTTTCCTAAGTTTCTTCTTACTCCTAAGCTTAACATGGATCCAATCATTTGTCGAGCTAATAAGCTTGCAAAATCTTCTTCGCTGCCATCATCTTCGATGCCGAATAACTCTTCATCCATCAACTGTGTAAGCGCAGTGTAACCTACCATATACATAGTCATTCTCATTGTTACAGCTGTTAATAAGCCAGCCGCTTCTTTTTTACTAAGGTCTCCGCTTTTGTAAAGCGCATTTACCGCATGCTTAGCGGTTCCAAATTCAAATAATTGAAACCTTAACATAAATCTATTTGCTTGCTTATAAACTCTTTGCAACACTCCGTCTGAAGGTTTGATTAGGTTTTTACCTATAGCGTCAAAAGGATTTGTTGAAGAGGCTATTGTTGTTCCGTATGTGTCCGCCGCCTTTGTGGCTATTGCTACCGCGGCTTTGTATTTAGGGTTGTTGTATTTAGATTTACCCTGTGAAAAAAGTTCTATTTCTTTTGGCGTTAAATCTGCAATACTTTCTTTATTTATACTTTTAACCGCCTTTACAAACGCTTGATTAAAAGCACCGAACCACATTGGTCTTGTAATAGCTTGATCACCATAAGACAATAGTCGTGCAGATAACTTATCTATACTTTTTGCTGTTTGCTTAAGACCTGTGTATTTTAATATTTGTAGTGCCTTATCTGCGACTTCATTTCTTGCGGAAGCATTATCTTGATCTGGCCTTATAAACTCATTTAGATCTGCCATCTTCCCACCAAGCTCATCAATATTGTATAGTTTTTGTGCAAGACTTGAATTTGCTTTGTTCATGAAATTAAGCCCAATCTCTATTCTGTTAGGATTTGTAAGTGTAATACCTGCGTAATTTCCAAACGCGTTCAAGGCGAGCTTAGGATTCTTAATAGCCATAATTAAGTTTGTGCCCATTTCAACTAAAGTCCTTGGAGCTGATGCTAATGTTTGATAATAACCGAGTCTTGCGACTGGTCCACCAATCTTATCAAGAATAGTCATATCGCTAAAAGACTTTTGGAAAACAGTTTGTAACCTGTTTTTAACCGCATCATCTAACGCTTCAACCACATCAACAGCTGTTTGGTTGTCGGTTTCTTTCATCTTCTTTTTAAGGCTGTTTATTGTTTTTCTTACAGTTCGCACTTCTCTGGTCATGTAGTAGTCCAGATTAGTTTCTTGTACACCCCTTCTTGCTGAGTATGAAGGATCTAAACTTATTGGTTTTGCTCCCGGTGTTCTTTCAACTATCGTATTAGATTTGGTTGAAGGGAGTTCTGTAAACCTATTTTGTTTTCTTAATAGGTCTGATTGTTTACCATCTACATCTAATACTGCATGATGCGTATAATCATTTAGTAGATTAATTTGATTTCCGTGTAGTGATCCTGAAATGTAAACAGCTTTATTAGCTAAGCTTTTATTAACATCGCTTATTTGATTTATATATCTTTTTTCAGCACGAGTTAAGCTGTTTTCTAATTTTTGAAAATCGACCTTACCGTCTGTAGAATAATCACTTAATATTTTCCGAGCTATTTTTTTTGTGGCAGGGTCTAAAACATTTTTATTATCTATAGTAGCTTTGAAAAACTTATAACCAGACTCCGCTAACGAATTTGGTTTACCATCCACAATGTTTCCAAGATGTTCTCTCTCAAGCATAAATAACTGAGCTTTAATTTTCGACTCAACAACTTTATTTTTTCTCTTTGTAATACCCAGCTTTCTTCTAACAGTTCCAACATCTGCCTCTAACATAGCGTCAGCTTCATCAATTTTTTTATACTCTAAATTAGTTTCAGTATTATATTTTGAATAAGCTCTACCGATTGCCCCGACAGTGTTGTTATAAATTGCTTTACTATTGAAGTTCCCTAAAACATCATCAATAAAAAATGTAGACTGCGACTCAATTTTATCCAGCAAGTAGTTGCCTTTTTTCTTTAGAGCTTGTTTTATAGTAGATCCATAGTTAGCCATTCGAGAAAGTATATTATCCTTTTTAGCGTTAGCGAAAACTTTCTTTCCGTTTTTCTTTTTTAAGTTTTCAAGAGTTCTAAGCCTTTTGTTTTTATCTACCTCAGTAAGAATGTCTGTAACGTCTTTTACTAAAATACCATTCTTAATTTGTTCAATGCCTGTTCTTAGTTTTTCTACCAAACTATAATCTTTAGTGCCGTCTTTTTTTGTTTCTACTAAATCTTTGATGTCTTGTGAAGTAAGTTTTTGTAAATCTCTGGCGTCTTGTTTTTGCGCTTCATCTTGTAATTGATTTATTTCTTTATCTCTAATTACATCATCTTTAATTTCCTTAACTGCTTTTGAAAGATTGTAGTCTTTTTGTTCTGACATTTGTGGAGCTGCTTGTATGTCAGCTTCGGCGTCTTTATAAGCTTCGTTTAATATATCTTCCGCTATAGAAACATTTTCTTTCAAAGTATTAGTTAGTTTTACCTGAGTCTTAGCGGTTCCAAATTGATCTACCAAATCTATGTACGCATCTATCTTGCTATCAGGTATCGCAAACGGACTGATGCTAAATAAATTTTTAAGTATAACTTTTGAAGCGTTTGGTATAGCTCCAGTTTTCTTACCACCAACCTGAGTTTTAGCTTTTTTGGCTTTTACTTTTGCTCTTTGTAGTTTTTCAAGAGTAGCTGCTTTGGTAAAAACTCTATCTACGTATTTCAAATAACTATCGACAGCTTTATCGTTATTGTATCTAAGCTTAGGCAGTCTGTCTAAAATTGCATTAGATTGAGTTGAAGATATTTTCTTTGCTTTTCTTAACGACTTAACTTTAGCTGTTATGGTGCTTAAAAATTTCTGATAAGCTTTGACAGATTCTCTCGCTGCTTTTGCTTCAAGTTTAATTTGATCTTTAAGAGCCACTCTTTCATTTACTACAATTTTCTTATCGGTAGGTTTGGTTTGAGCTTGCTGGTCTATAGCAGCTAATCTTGGATTATTTTTTTGAGCAAGCTTAAATGCTTTTGTTACTGAAGCTCGTGTTGGTGATTTTAAACCAAACTCAGTAGTTAAATCTCTTATTAGTTGATCAAACTGTACATCATTAAGTTGTTCTGCTAACTTAGTTTGACTTGCGTATTCTATAACCGCATCAAAAATTTGTTTTTTTCGAGTCGCAGGATTCATTTTCTTTGGCCTACGAGATTCTATTTTCTGTTTGATTTCTCTTGCTATATTTCTAACACGATTTTCATCAGCTGTAACTTCCGCTTCTGCAGCAGGAGGTTTTATAAATTCATTAGGAGTTACTCCTCTGTTTTTTGCCGCCAGGTTTATTTGATTCGTAACTTTTCTAAACAGATTAGTTCCCTCTTTTTCTGTAGCGATAAGCTCAGATCGTAAGGATGTTAAAACTTCTTGTGGAGTTTGAGAGGCGTCAACACTAATATCAAGATCAGCAGCTTGATCTACAAGATCGTCTACCGCTACTTTCTCTTGCGCTTGCGCCTCAGGAGTGAGCTCAACACTCTGGCTTTGGGCCTGACCCTCTGGGGTAGTGACCCCAACGGCGTCTCCTTCTCCCACTGCTTGGCTATCTTGGGTAGATTCTTGTACATCCACCTGCGTTGCGCTTGACTTTTGAATGGCATCTGCTTTTTCGTTTATCTGTTGTTCAGTCGGTTCAATTATCCCGTCTGCTTTTAATTCATCTACTGCTAATTTACGAACTTCTGCTGTACTTTGTTTAACCTCTTTAGGGGGTAGTCCTGCAGCTTCACGTTGTCTGTTAGACATACGCTCTAATACTTTAGGGTTTCTTACTGTTTCAATATCTACATCTTCAGTAGTATTAACCTCACCTGCAGCAGCAGTTAAATATTCTTCATTAGACAGAGTATTGTCTTTAGAAATAACTTCATCAGTGAAGGCAGTTCCATCCTTGTCCATGAGTCTTACTCGTCTACTACCATCAAGATTTGTGCTTATAGTAGCGTTTATTATTTCACCATCCATATCTACGGTAAACTTCTGTTGTGATATGGGTATCTGAGAGTCTTGGAGTCTTTCTTTTGTTTTTTGCGTAGTTTTTTGAGAATCAACACGAGATTTTTCAGTTAGAGCATCAAGCTCTGCATTTATTTCTTTTATTCTAATCTTATTAGCTTTTAGATCTGGGTCTTGCATATTGCGAAGCTCCATTTCAAGCTCAATCATTTGCGCTCTATTTTCTCCCTGAACAAAATCAGGCAAGTCTAATCCAATTTGAGCTGCTTGTTTTTGGTCTTGCACAAACTGCTCTAATTGTGGGTCATTCTTAATTTCAAATTGAGCGGTTCTTATATCGTTTAAATCCATGGTGGTTACCATGTTCAAGATCTCTTCTTTAGTCATTGGAGTTACAGTACCGGCTTTATTTTTTACGCCGTACACAGGAAGCTTAAATACATTTAATCCTTTTTTGCCAATAGTAAAATCATAAACTTTACCCCTGGCGGACTTTACTTTTTTGTTTACAACTGCTGTTGCTTTGTCAACCTTTGCTTGAGCTTTTTCTCCACCAACCAATTCAACTACTGTTTTGCCAGTAACTGCTTGAGGCACTGTTACTAATGCAGATGTATTTCCCACAATACCTTCTAATGCTATTTCAGAAGCATCCATTTCTTGACCCGCAACAACACGCCCTAAAGTTTCACCCAATGAGCCACCTAATCCTTCTATACCTGCAGCCTTTAAAGCATTATTAGCTTTTTGGGCCCTGGTTAACATTTTACCGGCTTTGGCAATATTCTTTGCAGGTTTTAACACTAATTGACCAACTGTTCCTCTGGCAATACCATCTATAATACCAATAGTTAAACCACGGCCAACTGATCTATTTCTTAAACTTTGTAATACCCCTGGTGTAGATAAAGCCTCAAGAACTCCCTCTTCATCAAACTCAAGACCTAATTTTTGAACCTCTTCTTTAAGAAGCTCTGTAAAAGTTAATCCTGTTTCTAATATAGCTGACGCGCCACCAAACGTACCCGCTATGGCTCCGGCTGTACCTGTTACAGCTCCGGCTATGGCTGACCCTATAGGGGTTCCTATAGAACCCGCTACAGCTCCTACTCCGGCTGCTGCTGCTCCAGTTGCTGCTGCCCCTGCTCCTGCGCCTGCAGCCGCTGTTGGGTTTAACATTGAAGCTATGGATGATACTAATACCTGCGGTACAATTTGACCTCGAGTCATAAATAATCCTTTGATAACACCCCAAGGTCCTTTACCAGCCTCTTCATATATTCTGTTGTATTCACGCATTTCATCGCTTACACCAACCTGATCAGCTTCTCTGACAACACGTAGGTATTCTTGAAGAGTTTCCTCATCAACATCAGCTCCTTGCTTGAATAAAGCTAAAGCATCATCAAGCGTAGCTCCTTGTTTTAAACCTCCCGCTCCTGCTCTATATATATCTCCAAAAAAATCTGTTATAAAATTTTTACCCAGAGTTCTCTCAAGCCATGTGTCTTTTTCTCCAACTTGATAGTTCGAGCCATACCTTGCTCCTGTTATTCTTTCAGGAATAAATTCAGGATCATAAGCTTGTATAAAATCTTCAGCTGTTTCTAAAGTGCTTGTACCAGCAGCCGATGGAGATCCTTCTTGCCCCGGCTTTGAAGTGGATGCCGTATTTGAAGAATCGAATTGAGAACCATCTGGATTTTGGTTGGTAAAATCTTTTTTTTTTAAAGAAGGAAAAGCATCCGCAAGCTCTTGCGCATCTTCAACATATCCTGGCGGTATTAAAGGAAATAGAGCTTCAATACCCTGCTGCTCAATAATTTCCTGTAATTGAGAAACATCTTCTATTTCTGCTAAATTATCTCCAGTAATAAGTACATCTAATAATTCTTCGAGCTCGTTTTCATACATAGTAAATCAAATTATTAGTTAATTAGTTCGTAGCCAGTTTAAATAATCAGCTCTTGATGTCAATCCATTTGGGTTTTTATTCGTATCAGTAAGCCAGTCTGAGTATTTTAATTGTGTATCAAAACCTTGTCTTGTACGCTTCTTATTCATTTCTTTAATCCCCTTCTCTATCGTGTCTTCTATTTTATTGTAAATATAATCAGTATCTCTACTGCTATCGAAGTCCATGGTTGTCGATACTCCTCCAAATGAAAATGTAACTGTATTTTCATCATCGTCCATGGATAATGAGGTTAAAGGGCTCGGATACCCCATAGACTCGTTAGCCTCCATTAACTCAGTAGGAATCATCGCGCCTATTACATCTCTAATTCCGTTCTCAATAACTCCCATCCTGACAGTAGTGGTACCTCCCATCGCGTTCATTATTTTATCTTCAATGTAACGTTTTGGATCTTTGTTGTCAAGCTTGGCTGAAGCCCCTCTTTCGATAAGCGCGTTATTAATAGGAGTTTGTGTAACTCTATAAGTTAAATCATCTTCCCTAACTTCTCCAAACTGAATGTCTTCAGCATCAATATACCCTTTAAGTTTTTTCTTAGTTAGGTTTTTACCAGCTACAATTCTATTAAACAAACTCAAAGCATCTTCTGATACAGCTCTTTGTGATCTTTGATCTTGATCATCTACTTCGAATCTTTGAACTTCGTACTCCTCACCCTTCATTGGTTTTATTCTAATAGTATTTTTGGTAACAATTATACCACGTATTCCTTTTTCTTTTAAATCTTCAGGGCTCAAGCTACTGTTGAAGTCAGCTATTAAATCTCTTGCTTCATTGTTAGCCGCTGTTAGGTCTCCTGTAAGCAAGGTGTTAATTTGTTCTAAGTAGCTTAAGTTTTCTTCTTTCTCTTCTTCCTCCTTTTTCCTTTCTCTATCGCCTACAGGATCTCTTGGAGCATCAGTGCCTGCAAATCCTTTTTGTCTTTTAAGCTCTCTATCTAACTGAGAATTAATTTCGTTTTCAATTATCTGTAAAGCCTCTTCTTTTTGATCGTTAGAAAGATTGTATACTGGCTCTCCATTTTCCATACCTACATAAATATCGGCTCCGCCACTTGTGCCTTCTTCAAATTTAAAATCAGCACGCCCGGCTTTGTTTAATATTTCCGCTAAAGCTTGGTCTGAGTTTCCAATACCTTCAGCCTCAGCTCTTAAGAAATCTTCGAATGTCATTTTCGATCCGTCATTGTTTGTCATTCCTGGCACTTCATCAAAAAGCTGTCTAAAATCTGTAATCTCCTTTAAATCTACCCCGTCTACTCTCAAGGATTCTCTTGCGTTAAGAGTAGATTTAATTACACTTGCTGTGTTTTTTACCACTTGATTCTGAACTACGTCAGTTAAAACAATAGCGTCTTGCTGGTATCGAGAAAAATTAAGAAGGTTCTGAGGTGTAAAAAAATTAGCCTGGTTGTCACTATAATTAGGTACTACAAATTCTCCTTCATCGTTTTTTACCAAGTCTACCATTACCAGTTCACCTGATAAAGGATCAGACATAAGTTTTTTATTAGTCATGTTTCCGAACTTGAAAGCGCTCATTCTCATTGCTTCCTCTATACCTGCAGCCTCACCAGAATTAACTCTGTCTAAAGCAGCTTGATATTCATTGTTGTAGCCTTTAGCCCACGTAGAAAGATTAGTGTAACCGTCCTTTTGTTTTTGCATCATCATCGCAAAGTCTTTAGGAGACAGGAGCCCTCTTTTTACCATATCATACGCCTCAGCTAAAGTTTCTTTTGACGCGGCTGAGCCATCAATCAGGACAGTGTTCATGTTTGTAGACGCTCCTAACTCAACCTCCGACAACGCCTGCATAGCTGCAGCAGTATCGTCTTCAATTTTCTGTCTTCGCGCCAGCCTGTCTTTGGATATATCTGATAATGTTTTGGCTGTGCCAGCCGCAACTGTTCCCCAATCAATAGCTGGTCCAGCTATCTCTCTACCGTCGTATAATGAATACTTATTCGTTTCTTCCGCCATATTGTATTTTATTGTGGATTAAAAAATAAAGCAAAATCATCACTATCAAAACCACCTACGTTGCCGCTTGGGAACTTATATTGCCCCTTTCCTAAGGCTTTTATGTCTTGACGGCTTAAGTTCTGTTGTTTTAATAAATTTGTTGCTTGAGCTCTGGATAGAGGGTTATATAGTTGACCTCCTTTATCATCCATCATAAACATTTGAGACCCTGAAACATTCGGATCATAGTCTGGATTTTTTCTTTTTTGTACTCCGCTAAAATCAACACCCGCATCTTCTGCTCCTACATAAGCTTTACCAGCCAACCTATCTGCTTTTGATGTTCCAAACAATGGGGCTATATCATTAGCTGCAGATAACATGCTTCCAGCGGCTGTTATTGCTCCTTGAATACCTTGAGCTTCTTGCTGACCATATTGTTGTTGCATCGCCGCCATATCTTTAGCTTGCGCCATATCAATGTCGATAAGCTGTTGCTTCATGTTTTCTTTTGCGTCAGCTTTCATTTTTGCATTTTCATATAATGCGTCTTGCATACCAATACGTGTAGTCTCTTGCGCTTGATTAGTAGCGGCTTGAAGCCCGCCTAAACCTGCAGCTAAGTTACGCGAATCGCCTTCCTGTAGAGCTTGTATACCCTGCTGTTGTGATTGCATTTGCTGTCTGTATTGTTCTCCAAAAGCGTCAAGAGGAACATTTAATCCTGCATAAAAATCTTTTTCTGCTTTTTGAATTGCTTTGTTTCTAAATGCTTTTGCTTTCATTTCAGCCTCTTTACGCGCTCTTCTGGCTTTGGCTGCTTGGCCTAAAGACATTCCCATTCCTCCCGCGCTTAATGCTAATCCAGCTATACCTAATCCTACTCCTGACATAATAGTTTTTGTTTATTTATTATATGGGCTGGAAGCATTTCGTGATCATCAGTATACACGTCGGCTTCTGCCTCTTCAAATGTTTTAGCGTCTGTTTTATATACACAGCACCAATTTGTGTCTTCGTGTATATATAAAACTCTCTGTGTTCCTATTTGAGTAAATATTAAATGCGGGGCTGTGACCGTCACAAGCTCTCCGCTATCTGTTAAATAAGACACCTTACCTTTTAATAAAAATGACGGGTGTTGCTGTCTGTGTATCATTGAAACAATAATATGCCCCTTTGGCATAAACAACTCTCTGGTGTACAAGCCACCTTCAAGAGTTTGTTTTAGAGGATATGTTTCCTGCATTTCTTGACTATGCTTGGTACCACATTTGTGGACAAGCGCCTCATCATAAAAACTTAGCTGTTGCTTGAAAGCGTTTATTCTTTCCCACAACATACCTCTATTGTGATTTACATGGTTTAGAATTTCTTCAGGCTTATATTCCTGGGTTATAAGAGAATCCTGCATATTACACGTCATTTAATGACAAAGATAATAAAAATCTATGGATAACTTTTCATCACGCTGCTTCCAACTGAAAATAACTCTACAGCTTTATTTGAGTCGTTAGTAAGTTTAAATTCCATATAGTATCCGCGCATGCCGTAAGATTCAGCAATACTGTTGTTTACAAATAAAATAAAATCTCCGTTTACCGGGGGTGTTACTCCGGCAGCAGAAGCATCGACTGTTATTGTGTTGTTAGCGCGATCTACAGAAGTGATGCTACCAGCTAAAACAGGAGCCTGCCCGTTTGCTAATGTGTAGATTGTAGCGTGTGATGTAATTAAATTACTCAATGTTTGACCAATAGGAACAACTAAAGCGTTGTTGGGTCCTGTAGGGGCTGAGCTTACAGCTCCTAAACCATTCGCATATCTCAATGCAAAATTAGTAACTCCTTGATCATGTCTTACGTAAGCATACCATTCACCTTCTTTTCTTTCAAAATTCAAATCATTTACATTCCCTTGACTTAAATCTGTTAGCAGTCTAACGCATCCCCATCGAGCCTCATCTGGGTTAGCATCTTCAGTCGTGCTTTCGTATGACAGGGTTTTAAATAATTTTATAGTAAGAACTGGCTCTGGGTTAAACACACTGGTGATAGTAGAGTTTGAAAAGCTGCCGTAAAAAGTATTACGTAAAGAGTTGGTGTTATGTCTAAACAAGTTACCTCCACTAAATGTATACAAGTAAGCATTCATTCCTATAATATATTCAGGAAAAAATGAATAAAATGACGGCCATCCTTGGCTATCTTCGTTGTATGTTAGTGTGTAGTTTGTTGCCATAGTTTAAATATTTTATATTAAGAGCTGCATGATCCTACGCTAACAACTACTCCGTTTCTTATACCTATAGCGGTTGAGCTTCCGGTAATAATATATTGCAAAGTGTTAGTGTCGTTTAAATATGTTGCTCCGTTAGGATCTGTAAATACAAAATTACCTGCTTCTGGAACTGTATTAGTGTCTACTGTAAAAGGTGTTGTTGTTCCAGTAGCGTTTCTTACAAAGTAATAAGTTGCTGTTGCCGAGGCACAAGTATTATCAGCTTGCAAAGCCGACGCTGTAAAAGACGGTAGTGCCGCTGGACAAAATATTTGCCATCTAAAAACTGTACCATTTAAGGGTGCAAAAATTTGCACATTACAATTTGTAACAGCAGTAAGTGTTTTTGGTATTACTTGTGTAAATACTGGTGTGGTTCCAGTCATTGTTCCAACTTGCGTGTTTACATTAGTAAAGTTTCTTGTGGTAGCTAATAATTGATAGCCAACTGCGTTTACATAATTATATTCAGCCACATTGTTAAATGTACCTGTAGGGTTTTGAGTTCTGCTTCCTACGTAAGTAGGCAGGTTAGTTCCTTGGTTGTTTAATCCGGAGTAATCTACTACAGTTCCATTTTGTTCTTGCAGGGTAACTCCGTTGTGATTATTCTTACAGGTTAATCTATTGTAGTTGATGCTATTGTAATTAACTATAGTTCCATCTGGAATAGAAGACCCCATATAATAATAAATAACAGTAGCCCCTGTGCTGTTTGCTAAATTAACATCAGCGTTAAAATGTCCATTACCACTAAAATTAGCAGCTATACCAGAACCACATGGCACGGTGCATTCAAGACAAGGTTGGCTATTTAATAATATTCCATTTAATTGCTGTCTTACTATTCCGTTTTGAGAATAGTATCCATCTGCCGCCAGCGTAGTCAAAGCCGCGTCACTATACAGAGCTGTAGCTTGTGAAAAATTTACACCGTCAAAATAAAATGTTCCGTAATTTACTGCCATCTTAACAACTTATTTTATTAATTATTATACCAAATTGATTTACCTGAATATACTGATTTCCTGCGATTTTATAAAAACCTGCAGCTAAATTATTTATAGTTTGACCCGGTGCGTTACCTGCGCATTGTTGGTTGCTGTATACTAAATCACCCACATCTGGCGCAACTCCATCGCCAGAGAAATAATAGGTATTAACCGTTGCTTGGCTACAGATAAAGTTAGTGCTTGATTGAACTGTGCTTCCTTGAAAAGTATCGCAAGGTATGTTGCAGTCACAACACGCCTCTGTTGCAGATGTGTCTGAATAACAAATATCTTGAGCAGATGTAAACCTAAGATCATATATTAAATACAAATACTGATTGTTTGCAGGTAGAGTAAAAGCCGGGGTCGTTGACGGACTTACTGTAGTCTGATTGATACTGGTTCCTGTAGGGTTTGTAACTAAACTGTCAGGTATAGTGTTTGCCGCTGCCAATAACGCCGCAACATCAGTAGGTGTATTAGCGTAGAGCGTATTAGATGATAAAAATTTAAAATTATCTTGTGGAAATTGCCAATTATAATTATCTGTAGCCTGTTTGTTTATACGCATAGTCAGCGACGCGCTGTCGTAAGGATATACTCCTTGAGATCTTACCCCTGTTTGACTTTCATAAAAACTAAATATAAGAGAGTTTGTACCTAATGTAACTGTATTGCTATCTATAGGGCTTATTGTTGCTCCGTCCTCCCACTTGTATTCTGCGTGAATTTGGCTACCCCCATCAAATGTAGAATTTATAACACACTTAACTACGGTAATATTAATACCGGTAACACATTTAGGTTGTATTGTGAAGCTGGCTGAACCTCCACTTGGTGTAACAGTTATTACTGCTGTTGTTGGGGTGTTTGCTGTTTTGTTTATTTGAAGCGTACCTGATCCGCTAACCACTCCACTACTAAAAGTGTTGCCACTCCATACAGCAGAAACTGTAGCAGACCCACTTGTAATATTGTAGTCTACGTCCGCGGTTCCAATAACTGTTGTTAAATCAACAGTATATGATTGAGGCTCTGTAACCGTAAGCGCTTGAAACTCGCTACCACACTCATACACTACAGGGGGAACTGGCACTTTAATATCGTTTATAGATAAAACATATTCATCCATATACGGGTCGTACCCGCCTAATTTTTGTGTATCGAGCGATAATTGAAACTCATCTCTAAACCATGAACGCATACCTGCTTCTGATATTACCTCCAGTGTGTCGCTTTGAGATTGTCCAGTTAATTTTATAACAGCAACCCTTTTGGTGTCAGTGAAGTAATAGTTATCGGCATGCACGCCAAAGCTTTCGGGATTAAAACTAATCCCATATTCTTCAACTCTGGCTATTTGAGTTCCTAAAATAGTAGGCGTAGAAACGATTGCCCCACCACCCACTGAGTCGCTAATTAAATTTTTAGAAGCCAGGACATAACTTATTTTATCTTCTTGTAAGGTAAGTATATCTGTTTCTCTGGCGTGTAGTTTCTGTATAGGCCCAAAGCTTGTTTCTAATTCTTTAAAATTAACTAAACCTAAATTAAACTCGTTCAAGTTATTTACACCCGCGTTACTACTAAATATTCCACTGTAAGTTAAGTCCGCAAATCTGTTTGCTTCTTTAAAGTCTTGCTGGGAAACAGTTAAAACTCTTTGACCCATTTTTAAAGCTCTACCCGCCAGATCGTCTCTAATTTTAAAACTTTCAACACCGTTTCCAAACGTATAACAATCCATAAAAGGAAGTGTTACAATTAAAGGTAAAGATGTAGTTTGACTTTGATCTCCGTCTGCAGTTGGTGCTTGATGTAAATAATTACCTGTTGCCCCATCAAGAACTATATCATAAAAATCTGACGCGTCAAAGAATACATCCGCTGCCGCATCAACCGGATCTGTTTCAAATGTTATTAACTGAGTTGCTCTTTGAACAGCAATATCAACAGCAACTGTACTTTCTTTTGTACTTAAGCCTCCACAGGCTGGCTTTTTAGTTTTTACTATTAATTGCAATGGTGATGTGGGATCCCCCACAACATCTTGTCCCCAAGCAAAAATAACTGAATTATCTCCTAATGGAGTGCCATCAGGGTTTGTACATGGTATATCTCCGTTAAAAGCAAAAACTTGTGTTAAATAAGACGTTTGTACTGTTCCATCTCCATCAGCCTGTATAGCTCCAGGAACTGCCAAAGCCGGGTTTATATTGTCTCCATTCCACCATCTTCGAGCATCAGTATAATCTTCTGATGCCGTAAACTCTTGATTCCATTCCCATGTAAAAGCCTCACATCTTCTTCCTCTTCCTCTTCTATTAACTCTTATGTTTATAATAATTTTACTACCCGCAGGTATAGTATAGTTATTTGTTGTAGCTGGAGTTACACTGTTGTCTGTTGTGAAGAAAGGATAGTTAACCCGAGCTCTACATCTGCTCGTACTGCCACTTTCTCTTTTAATCCTTCCAGCTTCTATTACGGAGTCCGCTGGTATTTCAACCTGAAAATTACTTGCTTTAATTTGCATATACAAACCAGCTAACTGCTCGGTAGCTCCAGTATTACCGGAAATCGGAACATTACTCAAAAAATTTCTTCCCTCCGCCTCCACTGCTAAAACTTTTGTTTTTACAACTGAAGTTAACGGACCGGTAGTGTCGGTTTTTACAATAAGTATGTCTCCGGTTTTTACTTTATTTTGATTATCTCCTTCTAATTTAAAATATGTTACCTGTGTGGTTTGGTCGGTGTACTGAAAATTAGAAAATATTGTTTCGTAATTTCCCTTACTTGGTTTTACAACAAACTTATATTTAGTTGCAAAAGAAGGTGCATAATTATTTAGAACAACTTTTATTTTATTTGCGCTAATGCTGTTTGACGCGGGAATACTAATAGTGTTAAAGTCGGATGTGAGCACCGTAGATGATCTACCATACTTATCCATGTACACTATACCTGTAGCAAAATCCCTGTTACTATGTAAAGATTCGATGTCATCATCAGACGTAAACTGAACTCCACCTTCAATTATACTATAATACTCGTAAAGTTCTGTGTCTGGCACAACCGGGTTTGCGGTAGGATCGCCCACACTAAAGAACTTCATAGCTGGTATTTGAAGACCTACTATGTTGCTACCCGGCGAAGATGTTATTCTAAACGGCTGCTGGGTTGTAGAGTCATCTATTCCACTAAGCGTCTTTACAAATGAACATGAATCACTGGGAGGTGTTATAATCGAATTAAACTTGTCGGTTAAAGAAGTACCTTGATCGGCTGTTGCAATCGGTTGAAAATTTGTATTTAATACAGTTCCAATCATGTTAGCAAACTCTGTGCTTTGGGTGAAAGAAAAAACAGAAGTATAGTCTTGAGTTAATGTGCAGAAAAAAGCTAAACTGTGCTCGTCTTGAGAAAAAGTATTATTAGCAAGGTAACAGTCTGTAGTTGTGGTTCCTGAAAGAGTAGCGTGTTCAAATGACAAGTCGAAACTTACAACAGTGTTTGTTTTAAGTTTGTCAACCAATTCACTCAAGTCAAAATTTATAACCGCGTTAGTAGCTGTAATAATATTGTTTGGATCTATTGAATATGCGGTTCCATTTGCTAATTGTGGATCTATCAGCTCTTGCTGTAAAACTGTTTTACTTACAAGCTCTGTTGAATAATCCATAGCTATTACTTGACCGGCAGTATTTGTTATATCGTATCCATCTGTATAATTTCCGTAAATCAAACGGTTTCCCATTATTGTTAACGCTTGTGCTTTCTTAGGCACGTTGTCGTATAATCTTAATAATTCATCTGCGCCTAATACTGAATATATTTTAGCGTTTGTAAATAAAAAAGTTTGTATGTCGTTGTCAGCCCATCCGTTTTCTAATTTATCAAATCTCTCAATTACATATATACTATTTGTAGAAGAGTCTTTAAACAATAAATCAATTTCTTGAACTCTTTCGTCACCAGTCCCAAAAGAAATATTTACTGCGTTAAACCTATTTAACATTCCTTCGTTGTCAAATGTTTTTATGCTAAATTTAAAAGTACCTGGTTTAAATGCTGGATTACTAAATAAAGATGTTGCGCTGTATTCGTTGTTTTTATATCTATACCTATAAGCGAAAGATAAAAACCTGTCTTGTATATAATTTTCAGACCCAGGTAAACTTATTAACTCAAAGGTTGGTGCCGGTAAAGGAGAATAAGTAGCGCTACTGGTTTCAAAACCAGGGGGTTGCACAATCACATTTAGATCTAAATCAATTGTTAGATCAATCGTTGTGCCGGATGCGGGAAAGGGATAGCTTTGTGTTACGTTTATTTTTCTTGGAGGGTTTAATCCATCACTAAAAAAAAGTAAATCTTCTATTTTTTCTACCGCTGTAATTAAGTATTGAGGGTCAAAATTTAATGTGTTATAAGTTATTACATGATAACGAAGAGCGTTATTATTAGTGTTAAATGATATTATTAAATCTAAGCTTAATTTTACTCCGCCAAACAAAGGATCGTGAACAAACCAATAAACTGTTTCTTCAGCGCCGTCTTCGTAGGCCCCAATACATCGTGCAGAAGAGCTTAGCGTTGTGCCGTCAAAAGCAAGTGTGGTTAATTGGTCATTACCTTTAGTGTTTTCTACCGCGCCTATTTCTGTAGTCTCAGTAGCACCTAAACGCACGTTCATTGCATCCACATACTCTCCAGGAGGAAGCAGTCGTTCATCAACGGACTTATTCATACGTCCTTTAATAAAATTCGTAGTGGTTATAGCCATATTACTTTATAAGTTTGTTCTGGCCTCTTAAATTCATTAAAAGTCTGCCAGGGTGTATGTTACTTAATCTAATTTTAGCATTTCTTAATAACGAAGCTCTGTCTTTACGAGCCCTGTTAACAACATACTCCTGTGCGCCTAACTTATTATTTAAAAGCGAATATTTTATAAACGCGTAAATATAATCTTCAAATAATTTATTAACGCTAATTTTAGAGTCGTCGCCACCTTCCATGCCATCTGACACATATTCTAATACAATAGATGAGTGCGCGCCTAAAGAGCTAAAATTTATAACTCCATGTTGTTTGTCAATTTTAAATGTAGGGTTTACATTAGCCGTTTCAGTATTCAGACCAAATCTCGCCCCTATAGCGTATTCAAAATACCAGCAACCATCAACACATGTGCCTGGTTGGTTATTAAATATGCTTCGGTCATTTAAATAAATACCTGACGTCCCTTTACTTAAATCTACTTCAGAATCTTGAGGACTTAACGCGTTACCATCTTGATCAAAAAGTATGTTGCTATTATTGTCCTGTAGATAAGCTGAGCTCCAGTTGGTTTGAATATTTTCGCTTAACGGAAATAGTACACCATTTTTAAACTGAGAAATCCTAACCCAATTAACATAGTCAGAAGGAAGCACAAAACGTAAGGTGCTACCCACGTCTAATTGCAATATTTTAATCTCCTTCATAGCATCATAGTTTAGCTCTTGAATGCCTCTTTTTGCAAAAAATAAAACCTGGTATCTATTAATATTATTTATAAGCTCATTATTACCTTGATACATTAACATGAAATTATTTACTACATCTTGTAGAGATATATATTGATATGATCCCCAATTAGCATCTTCAGGCGCGCCTCCGTTGTTGGTATAATATTGATATTGATTTATGTATGTCATATTAGCTTGTTTCTTGTGTATCTAAATTTTCTTCGTTTATCCCAAACTCTGTAACCGCTGGTTCTCTGATTTCAACTCCTATGTATTGTAATATTTTAGCTACCAAGTTTGGTTCGTCTGAAGCCGGTAGTTCAAAATTTTGATACAGCGGATCTGCTGGATTAAAAATAGGGTCATTACCTGACGTGTCCAGATAAGTCCATTGTGGAGCTAAAGGGTATCTAATATATTGAGTTTGCAATGCGCCTCCCTGTGTAATAGTATTTGGGTATACAGTAATATTGTTACCAACAAATGAATTTGCCCCAGCTGGGATATTAGAGCTTGCGCCACCTAATACATAGGCTGGGTATTGAGTTGTTGGGTATGTTAAATTAGAGCTGGTTAGCATAAATATTTTATTTTGATTTACTCTCTCAACTTCAGTTACATTATATTGATTATAAATACTATATGTTTCTGCATTTGCCATAATGTCTTGGCTAATAACTAACGTTGTGTCATTTGTTATAGCCGTAATGTATGCCGAAGTATTATCTGTGGTATTAGTAATTAAATCACCAACAACGACAGATGTGGTAAAAGTTTGTGTCGCATCAATTAATTGATAAGCTCCTGCGCCAGAGGTTGTGCCGTTTGCTTTTAATGTAGGATAATAAAATATTTTATTAATTAGATAATAATCAGCAGGTAACGTATATATATTGTTTAAACCAGCATTAGGTTGTGCTAAATAAGAGGTTGCTGAAAATGTATCTATAACTTCTTCTAAATTTTTAATTACATCAGCGTAACCTGTACCTGATGTACGCGCATTTTCTCTGTTTATCCAATTGTTATATTGATAAAAGTAATCCTCAAATATATCCATCTGAGCTTGTAAGCAATATAAATTAAAATCCTGAGGAGATATATAGCCGTAGTTGTTTTTATTAGCTACTGCAAGTACCGTGTTTCTAATTGAGTTTATCATCCATTAATCTTTTTACAAAGATAACAAAAAAAAAGAGGCCTAATTTTTTTAGACCCCTCTCTCTATTTTGGTTAAGTTCAGATTAAACTTTTGATATATCTAAAATTAAACTTGACGGTAAAGACCATGAGTATTTTACCATTGGCCATGCTTGAATTAAAGAAGCGCTTACAGCGTCCTCAAATCCATCTCTCATAGCTTCATCACCAGCAGCTACTGCTGCGTGAGTAATTTTAACTACGATTCCGCTTGATCCACAATATTGAATATTAACTTCGCTATTTATAGGATCGGCGGCAGCGTTTTCAACAAGAACAACTCCATCTGAAGCTATTAATTGTTTTGAAGACGCAGTGGCAGAGTAAATAATAAAGTTTTTACCAGTGCCTACGCCATTACCTTGTGTTGCTCCAATAGCAGTTAAAGATAATACATTGGCGCTATCAATAGCTGAAACCGTATACATTCTATCATCAGACGTGTCGTGTAAGATGTCTCCTACAGCAACTCCTGAAGCAAACGCTCCAGTGTCCTCAACTTTATTGTTTCCGCTTTGATCTGCGGTAGATGTTCCTGTTACTGCGACATCTTGAACAGAAACCTCAACATACTTTTGCATTGAACTATACATTAAGATATAGCTATACCAGTGACAGCGTCACTTGGAATGTAGTCTACAGCTACAGTAGTCCAACCTGTCGCGAGGGCTGAAACAATAGCGTCTTGCACTTCGTCTCTATAAGTTTCTACTCCTGCTCCTAAAGCATTAGTATAAGTTATAGTGACAACCTTACCAGAGCCATAGGCTAAAGTAACGGTTGTAGTAGATGCTTGTTCTACTAATTTAACATCCAGAATAGAAACGATTTGTTTTTGTTCGTTTGTTACTGGGATTTGTAAGAATTTTTCCATAATAAATAATAACATTAAGGGTTAATAAAGTACAAAGATACAAAAGCTAAACTATTTTTTTTCAGCCTTTTTCTTTAGTAGTTTATAAGTCTCAATGCCATCGTCGTCTTGGAAGAATGAAGCCACAATAAAATAATGGTCTTCTCCAAACGGAACAGATAAAAGCTTATTTTTATTTTTTGGTAAATTAAAATAAACATCCTTGCCGTTGTTTTTTAATATCAACCAGGTTTTATTAAAGAATGTTACAACGTCTCCATATAATTCTAACTGAGGGTCTTGAACAGTTTCTAAAAAGTCTTCAGGACTATTCTTCGCGTATATTAATACATCTCTTCTTAATTCAGGCGTAGTCATATTATCTGCTGCGCCACCCATAAGAACTCTACATACAGTTAATAATTTATCTCCTTTTAAATCTTTAGCTATAAGTTGCGCTTCCAATCCTTGCTCTACATAAGCAAGCTCTTGGGCTGCATCTTTTGCGTGATTGATTTCCTCAAAAACTTTTCCATTTGAGGGGTGATAATATAAAAACTTTTGTAAAGTTTGATTAGACTTCTGCACTTGTAACATACCGTCTTCAAACACAATAGGTTCTAAAACAGCATTTCCATCTTGCTCATCTTCAAAAGGTGACTTTTGATTACGCGCATAGCGCAGGGGTCTATTAACACCTTTTTCTTCATCAAACCATAATAAGGGGGATCTTCGTGTATGGCGAGAAGCCAACATATACGACAGCGGTGCTGCCTTGCCTAACAATCTATAGGCTTTGTTTTCAAATTTTTCTTTTGCCTTTTTCATTTTATTTAAATTTAATTTTATTAATAAAAAATACCTGGGGGTGAAGGCCACCCCCAAGATATTAGTAATTTACTTCTTATGCGTCTTGGAATAAGAAGAAGTTGTTTGCTCCTAAAACACAAACTGCTCTTTCAGTTAAGAAATTAACCTCCATTGCATCTAAAGATGATGTTCTTGCTCCACCAGCCGAACCAGTGATCCAAGTTTTGTAACGTCTATCTTCAGCTTCTGAAGCTCTATATCTTACATGTAAGAATGGTCTCTTAGCGTTTTTACCTAAGATTTGGTCATATACTGAAGTTGAACCAGCTGGAACTAAAAGTCCGTTGATTGCTCCTGCAGTTAAACCACCTCTCATAGTAGGATCGTTAAGATATTTCCAGTCTGATTTATAGAAATCATAACCTCTACGGAATCCAGAGAAGCCAAGGTTTAGTGCCATTTCTTCGTCATTGTCAAACAATCCGTATGATGTACCACCAGCTCCATAAGAGTTTTGAGCAGCCAACATATCGTCAATGTCAAACGAGAAGTTTCTGTTTACGAAGATAACATTTTCTTCGATTGCACCTTGCTTATCTAATCTTTGAATAATGCTGTCGAAGTCTGCTAATACAGCTGGATTACCTCCACCATATACATTACCTCTTAAGCCTACCACATAAAATACACCGTCAGAACCGTTAAGGTTAGCTGCTGATAAACCAGCACCTGTTCCTTGGAAGAAATCTCCCGCTCCTGAACCAGCGTCAGCTGGAACCGCTTCGATCATAGCTGTTTCCATGTAATCTTCAAATCTTAATCTTGTGTCGTGCTCAGATTTTAAATACCATAAGTATCCGCTTACGCCATCTTCACCACTTACTTCAACCCAACCAATTTGAGCCATGTCAGAACCAGATACTGAATATTTGTCTTTAATAATAATTGGCTTATTATCAAAAAATAAATCATCAGCTTCTAAAGATCCTTCCATTCCGCTTGTTCCTTTGTTAAATTCAGAACCGTAAATGAAAACATCACAAGCTACACCCGCTGCTACTGCCTGTCCAGTTGCTTCATAATAAGCTACTGTAAAAGTGTTTGGGTTAGCATTTGTTGGTCCAGCAGTTACAACTGCTTTGTTAGTAAGGTTTGATCCAGGCGTGCTGTCTGAAATCATAACTGTTTGTCCTACTCTTAACACGTTACGCGCTCCACTTGCTCCTGTAGGTACTGTAATACCTGGGTTAAAGTTACCTGCGTTGTTAGGAATTGTCCAAACTGCACCTGCGTCTGCACCTGCAGCTGCTGCTGAAGTACATCCTGTGTATTTAATATGCAATCTTCCTTGCTCCGCCCATTTAATAAGGTCAGAGTTAGAAGGCATTTCTGCTCCTACCATACGTAGGAATGAACTAATGCTTCGATTACCATATCTTTCAAATTCTTTTTCATAAGTATCAGGTAGATACTGATTCAAGAAATCAAAATTATTGATATAATTCTGCTCCAACGGAATTTGTTGCGCAGAAGGTTGTAAATCGAAACCTGGGGCTAAATTTACTGCCATAATTTTTAATTTTAATTGTTAAACTTTTTTAATACTTCTAATTTTAAGTCCTCTTCCACTCGAAGTATCGCCAACCGGTCTAATCTTTAAGCTATTTTTTGTGTTTAATTGAGGGGCTCTACGAACATCCATATTGATGTTTTTAGATTTTTTTGCTACATCATCCACTGTTGCAGCAACACCTTGCTCATAAAAAAACTTTGCAAACTTTTCAGGATTCATTGCAACCGACATAGCTTTATGATAAGCCTGCGCATTGTCAATCAACCCATCTTCAGTTAAAAATGATTCAAGCCATTTATTAACATTAGACTGTTTGTTTTTTAGCTCTTCAGCCGTTCCTGGTTTATAACTAATTTTTTTGTCGTCAGATACGCTAAATTCAAAACCTTTGAAATTATCGTTGAATACTTCTCCTGTACGCTTTTTAAAATAATCATAAGCCTTAGCTTGGCGCTCCTTTTGAGAGTCTGATTCCTTAATATAATTCTTGTAAGCATTAAGGTCTTTTTCTTGATCTTCAGATAATCCACCCCCACTTGACTCAAGAGGGATTTTATACTTATCTTTCTGTTCGTTAAAAAATTTCCTCGCTTTTGCAAGTTCTCTTTTTTTAGCTAATTTCTTCTTCTTAACATCTTTGGGCTCATCTTCTTCTTCATCGAATCCGAATTTGTCATCCATAACGTCTTGAATATCTATAGCATCAAGACCTTCCTCTTGAATGCTGTAGTAGTCAGCTAAAACAGAATCATCGTCCATAGCACTGTAGTCTTTTTGTAATTTTACAAAATCCTCAATACTACGTCCGGTCTCTTTTTTATAATCAAAATATAATTTAATATCTTCTGGTAAATCTGGATTTGATTCTTTCGTTTCAAATAATTCATCAACAGAATTTATTTCTTTATTATATCTTTCGTTAATATAAGAAAGAACGTGTTCGTCATTTAACTCTGACGAGGGAGTTTTTTCTTCCTGCGGCTCTTCAGCCACAACTTCCGGTGTTTCCGGAGTATCCTTTTCTGTTTCTACTTGTTCAACCTTTTGAGGTTGCTCTTTCGATTCTTCTTGAGAGTTATGTTTTTCTAATAACTGCTCTTCTATTTCGGCTTGTGATTTTTGAGTGTTGCCGTCCACTGCTTTTACTTTTATTTCCATTTGATTAAATTTTATACAAAATTAAACATTAATTTATTATTGTTTTTAAGCGCTCTTAAAGTGTTGATATAAAGACTCCCCTAAGCTTTCTCCTACTTTTTTGTCAGATTCATAATGAACTCTGGCGGCTATTCTACTTTGTGAAACGTGTTCTGCAGTCTGCATAAACTCCTGTCTCATTTCCGGATATAGGTCACTTAAAACCAGTCCTATTAGTTTTGATTGTGTAGAATGTCCTGAAGGAAACGCTGGGGTTTGTGCGCTTTTCATATAATTATATGAAAGGTTTATGTTAAAATCTTTCGCCACCTCGTTCGGCCTTTTTCGATTGTGGTAATTTTTTAGTTTTAGTATTATCGGCCTGGAGTGCTCTAATAAATCGTCAACAAGTTTTTCAGGAAACTGACGTGTTCTGTTTTTAAATAATCTTTCAAACGAACTCTTTACATCATCATATTTTTGAGAATAAGAAATGTCTACAGGTTTATTTATAAGCTGCTTTATTTCGTTTAAAGTTTTTAGACTGTGGTCTGGGGGGAACGTAGTTCTTTTATATTTTTCTAAATTAAAATCACTAAACATTGAGTTTTTTTATTTAGGTCCAAATTGAGCAAGATCAAAGCCATCCAAAGTGTCTTCATTAGACTCAAAAGTTATTGGCGGTAGATTTCGTTTTCTTTGCTCAATTAATCTTGATTGTTGCGAGTTAGCCATTGTAATTCTTTCTGACTTACCTTTTTCTTTTGCTGCCTCTCTTTGGTCTATTTGTGATTGCTCAATACCTTTTAACTGCATGTTAAATGCAAATTCTTTTTCCATAAGCTGAGATTTTAGCATAGCCTCGTTATTCATCTTTTCTATCTCCATGCCTATTTCAGCTTGCTTAAGCTGCATAGCGTTTTCCATCTCCATTAATTTCTTCTGCTGCTCTGCTTGAGATTGAGCCATTATTGCTGCCTGTTGTTGTTCAGCTTGCATGGCTTGCATTTCCATTTGTTGTTTTTGCTCTCTTTCTACTTTTTGCTTACGCTTCAGTTTAAGTAACTGATTAGCTTGCTTTAGATTATGAAGCTCTCTTATGTCTAACGCATCTTCTAAATTAATATCTTCTTTAGATAAAGCCATTTGTATATTAGCCTCCAGCATCATTTTTTCTTCCTCATCAGGAGCCAGTTCTAAGAATATTCCAAAATCATATAAATATAAATTCTTTATATCTTCTAAAAGGTTTAGGTTGTATTTACCAATTTGCATAGCAAACTGATCTTTAAATTCAGCAAACTCTAAAACATCAGCAGTCCTTAAAACAATTCCCTCCGCTAATCTTTGTGTAATAAATAAACTTGCGTTTAATATATGTCTTGTAGCTGTGTTAGAATTTAAGGCGGCAAGTTTTTGAGTTCCAACTAAAGCGTCTGGGTTAGGTGTAGATCCATCACGAGCTTCGTTTAGCCCAGTAACAGTTCTTATCATATCTAAATAATGATTATAGTTTCCTATTAACATTTGCATTTTACCACTTCCGCTGTTTCCAGTTAAAGGACTGATTGGAACTTTTCCGTTATTAAATTCACCATCCTGAGTAAAACTTCTACCTACTACACTACCTGTTTGAAAATATAAACGTAAAGCATCTTCGGGATTATAAGCAGCACCCGTACCTAAGTCAACTTCATTAAGCCCGTCAGCGTCAATATAAACACCATCTGGAACCATACGAGATACGACCTGTTGTAATTTTAAGTGTGAGATTTGAATTAAGTCAGCAAAAGGTATCATTCTTCTTACTAATGACTCAAAAGCTCCTTTGTACATTCTGGGCGCACACGCAACGTAGTTTGGTAATGCGTGTTGACTTGCTGATTTAGGACGAACCATGTTTTGGGCTAACTGCCACTTTAATAAAATATTTGTGCCCATTACCATAATACCATCATACCAAACTTCAATCTTTTTTTCTACCCTTTCAAACTTACCTTCTTTCTGCATTTCTGCCGGCGGGTTAAATTGATCGTCTTTTTCAACAACCTTAAAGCTACCGTCAGGCATTTCTTTTTTCTTATAAACAAAAGTGTGAGTGGTTTTGTAGTTAAAATAAAGAAGGGTACAAGTGTCTCTGTAAAATAAAGAGTTTTGATAAAACTGAGCATTGTTATAATAGTTGTACCAAGACTGACTGTATTTAGCAATCTCTTCCATTTGCTCATTAGTTATTTCTGGATCTATTTTAACGAGCTCAGCCATAGGAATGGTTTTTATTTCACCCCAGTAAAAACAGTCTTTAAAATAAGGATCTTCGGTGTAGCTGTAAACAACATTAGCTGGGTCTACATAATCCAACTGAATACCTTGTCCTGGCAAAAATTGGTGCTTACACATTCCAACTCCTAATGTTGTAATATCATAATCAACTCTCTTTCTAATGTCTGGATAGTGATTTTGCTGAAGCACTGTATCTATAGCTTCTTCTGCAGCTATTTCTACAGCAGGCTTATATTTCATTTGCATATATAAATCCAACTCTTCATCCGTTTCAGGAATCTCTGCCTCCTGCATAGTCATAACATTTAAGTCAAACTGTTCTTCAATTTGAGACAATAGTGGTTTCGCAATCATTTCAGCCTCAACTGCTTTTTGAAAAGTATTTCTTTTTTCTGCAGACATTGCGTCTTCTGCAAAAGCATTTATTTTAAATAACCTATCGTTTAAGCCATTTACCACAATATCAACAAACTTTGGAATTATAGGAACAGGAGTCCAGTCTAAATTTAAATAAGATAGATCACCGTCAACAGCAATTTCATTTTTATACTTCTGCACAGACTGCTCACCTCTTGCGTACAAACGCAGTCGGTTAAATTCTCCCCACATATTTAAATACCTACATGACCCGTTGTCTTTTCGAAACCATTCGTATTGTATTGCTTGACCCACCTGCAGACCATACTCTAAAGTATCTTTCTGTGCATCAGTGGCAAATTCATTAGGAAATGCAGCCGCTTTTAAATTAATTGTAACGTCTTTCATCTATTAATTATTCGACTAACTTTATTGCTGTTATTATATCTCGCAAAGTTAATGCTTATTTTTGTTTTTTCTTTAGTCGGTGTGTATAAGTGTTTTTGATTAGCCATTATAGCTAAACCTGAACTAATTGAAGCATCAAATTTAGTTCTGTTTGATATATCAAACTTGGCCCAATCCTCAAGTGTTCTTTGGTGATACATGTCGCCCATGTCCCCTTGAACCCTATTTACACCATTCATGTCTAAACCTATATATTTTTCAATATAAGATTCAATAGCAGCCGCATGAGACTGTTTTACATCTTCTGATGTATTAGGTATACCTCCTATTTCTTTTTCAGTTTTTGACAACTTATTATATTTTTTATCTGGCCTATTCATACTAAAAGGTCTATACCCTCTGTTTTTCAAATGATACAATAATCTTGGTTTATTGTTTTCACACAATATAGGCATTCCATAAAAAACACAAGCCATCAAAACTTCTTCAAAAAATATTTCAGCAGTTTGCGGTCGAGCTATATATTCTAAAAAAAAATGGTTGCTCGGCATGTCCTCCATGGAAAACTTTGTAAGCCCATGCAAAGAGCCGTTAGACCCCCTGCCAACTACCACTCCAGAAATGTCGTATGAATCGCATCCAAATGATCCCAAGTGTTCGTTTCCTGGATAGTATAATCCGTTTTTTCTAACAACATTATTTTGAAGTCTTAGCTCTGGCATGTAAGTTACAAAAAATCTACCTCTTTTGTTTGGAGTCCAAACCACTTTACTGTCTTTAATTCCATCCTTCCAACTAAAGGATCCTTGAGTAACAAAATGTTCTTTTATTAAAGTGTCGTTATAATCAATTTGCTGGTATAATTTTGTTAAATTAAATAAAGACTGCTTACTCTCATCTCTAAATGCGTGTGACTCTGTTCGCGGAAACTGTCTGTAAAATTCATTTAAAGCGTCTGGGTCAGAAGATAATGACTCAACTTCATTTTTCCAGTAGTTTACCGACCCTTGATATATCTCCTCTGAGTCTACCCCTAAAACCCCAGTGTCTGGTGTTTCTAAAACAGGCATACCGTATCTATCTATAAAACCTTCCATATTCCACTCCATAGGTATAAATAAGTTATATAAACCACTTTTAGTTTGCCCGTTAGCATTTCTTTTAGTGGCATCAGAATCCATAAAAAGTTTTTTAAAATTACTTCCGCCTTTATCTAAAGCGTTAGACGTAGACCCCATCATGCACTTACCTATAATTTTACTACCTAAACGTAAACATGTTTTTGTAACCCTCCAGTTGTTTAAAATATTTTCAGGCCTCTCCCATTTTCCGCTTTCATCATGTATCAGCAACTGTAGCTTTTCTCCGTCATAACTATTATCAGAGGTGTTTTTCCAATCTATAGTAGTATCCAAACCCTCAAGCGTTTCCTCTTCTATAGTAAACATATTTTTTTTAGTAATTTTTGATGCGGGTACTCTGTAAGCTAATTCAGTTTTAGGCTTATCCATACCGTCTTGTATGGGCTTGAAAAAGAACGGGTAGTTGTTAGATATAGGAACTATTTTGTCTGTGAACATTTTTTTTGCATCTGATCCTGTTTTAGATAGTATTCCAATTCGTGCATTTTTTGTTATAGTGCCTGTATTTACACCCTCACATGAACTCATGAATGAAAAACCTGATCGTCTTATTTTTAAATAACACATACCAAAACTTCTTTTGTCCGCCTTACAGGCTTCCCAAAAAATATAAAATATTCTATTTGCCTCTCTAAAATCTGGATGCCCTACATCTATTTTTGTCCACTGCAAATACATATAATGAGTTCCAGTTATGTACACCGGATCGCCGTTATTCATAAACCAATAACCGATTTCTCTCCTATTAAACTCTTCTTCTATGTAATCTATCCACTGGTTTTTAAAATCAATAGGCGCTTCATGCCACTGAAATATGGTAGAAATTCTTTTTAATATAGACGGTAGTTCTGCAGCTTCCCAATACTGATCTTTTTTTTTATCGCTTCTTTTAAATATTTTATCTGGAGCTTTAGGCAGTCCAATCCTAACACCTGAAACATAAATTATATCGCCAACAGTTCCATCTTTAGATATTATGACTACGTCATACTTTTCGTTATAACCATAGGACCAGCTATGCGCTTTATTTTTACGCTTTAAAACATGTGTAGGAATTATGTCTTTACACTTAAAATAAATATTATTTTGATCTTGATTCTGCAAATCCTTTAGGTACGTTATTTTTTTTAATTTGATTTCCGTCTAACTTATCCTTCTCTTCCTCAACACGTTTTAATATTTCAAAAGCGTCAAAAATTGCTAATTTTTTTGTAGCAGCAGCATTTTTTAATCTGTCTGCCGAAACATCATCATCGGTTCCTGTAACAATTTTTTCTTTTGCGACACTAATAAGTTCTTCAACAGCATTTTGTCCTGCCGCTATAATTTTAAGTTTTAATGCTTTACTGTCCATTTGAAATAGTTATATTATTGGTAAACATACGGTATAGTTTTTCATTGTCTATTGTAAACATATACTCACTGTTTGGTTGAAAAGAAATTTCGTCCCCCTCTTCAACGCCAAGTTTTTTTAATTCGTCGTTGGTGTATTTCAAAACACCCCATAAAGGCTCTTCAGTAACTCCGACGCCATCTAAATAAAAATCTTTTTTTGGAATCGGTTTAACAAAACAATATTTACTATGACTATACCATTTATTATTTTGCTTATATAGATAGAACTGCTCGGGGTCAACTAAAAATAAATCATCCATCAACCAGCTTCTTCCGCTTTTTTGTCTTCCATAAATATCATTATAATATTTGAAAACATTATGATGCACAACAAGTATGTCGCCTTTTTTTATTTTACCGTTATAATTTATTGGGGTTTCGATTACGGTTGCAAATCTTGTAGAAACCGTATGGTCTTCTTCCGAGGTACTGGTGAAAAATTTATGTTCACCGTAATATTTTATATTGTCATAACGCCTTCCATTGTAAGGAGTTACGATAAAACAAAAAGGGGATTTCATTAAAAATTTATATTATATTCTAAAGATATAGGCATGGTAGTTTTAAACTCTTTCCATAAAACTATCTCTTCTTCCTGTATAATCCAAATCTTATAAGAGTCGCCATCAGCTTGAATTAAATGAATCTTGTAAGATCCGCCTAATACATCCTGCCCTATTATATAGTGCATAGCTCCAGACTTATAGTCTGCTCCAATAGAAATTTTTCTTATATCCATTTAATTAAAATGTTGAGCCTACTGTTAAGACTCTGTAAAATACATTAGCATATAAAACGCCCGAACCTTGTGTAGGGTTTGCTTGGGCTTCTAAAGTTAATGCTGTGTTTTGCGCTATAATTTCATTGGTGCCAGAAGGAACCTCTGGTTTAAAAACCGCATCAGTGGCTGAGTTTATAGTTGTGTTGCTGTTTGGAATACTTGCTATTTGCTCACTTCCTATTTTAATAGGTAATGCTCCGGTTCCAAAATCATAAGCAACAGAACCTGCGTCTAAATAAAACATTATACTTAAAACATCAAGAACCTTTAAAGCTCCTGGTGCCGGTATTAAAGTTGCTGCTGTTGTGTTTAGGGTTAATAAAGACGCGCTATTAATAGCAACCTTAGCCACAAATGTATCAATGCCAAACAAACTTTGAATTTGAGAAATAGTTGCAGTTTTTGTCATAAGACTATTTTCTGCATCCGTAATAACTAAGTAGTCTGCTGGATCTAAATTTGATATACTTGGATATGCTGATGTGTTGCTAATTTTTGCCATTTATTTCTTTTTTTCTGGAGGTTTAACCTCCCCTGTTCTTAAATCTATTGTCGCGTCTTTTCCGTATGTTTCAATAAGAGAAGATTCCAGTTTACTAAATTCTGCTTGAACTAAGTCAAGTTCAGCAATAGATTTTGCTTTGTTAATCTCTGCATCTGCTATTTTTACTTTAAGTTGTAAAAACTTTTGATTTAAAGATTGTACGCTATCTAACTCTTCTTTTTTTAACTTTATTGTTTTTGCCATTTTATTAAATTTAATTATTATACAATACTACAAATATAGTAAAATTTACTTTACCCATTAGAAGTTTTGTTAATGTCTACATTGTTTACAAGACCAGCTTGATAGTTTAATTGAGCATATCTTATTTGTATATACCAAGCCGCAGTTGGCAATGCGGTTAAGTTA